AAAAGCCTCTTTAACAAACTTATAGTTTAAACCTTTAACACCTAAATCTTTACTTAATATACCAATAACAACTTCTGCTTCACGAGGTTCAAGAGATTCAATTAATTGTAATAGTAACTGTTTTCTTTTTTCGTCAGATAATTTTTCTGCTGTGGCATCACCTTTTTTGAACAAATACAATTTTCTAATTTCTGTGGATAACTGACACCTAGAAATTCCAGGAAAAGTATCAGGAATTTTATATTCGTTTGGCATCTCATTTATTAACCATTGGTAATCGGGGTGAAAAGCCAACTCAAGTACCTGTAGCAAAGTTTTTGATAAATTCTTTTCAATTACCAGCAACTTTTCTTTTTTCGATGGAGCTATTTCAAACTCATCAAATATCTCATATATGTTTTTCATTAGAATTCCTCTATCACATCCATTAAATTTTTAAGTTTATGTTCCATAAAATAATTCAGTAACTTACCTTTAGCCGGTTTTGTTTCTTCATAATTATTTATAATTTTTCTTTTGATATCACCTGGAATGTTTCTAAGGTCGATCAAGGTTTGATTCCTTGAAAACCCAACCTTGGCCCCATCATCTTGCCAATCACCATAATCTTCGGTCATATATTTCTCAATAACCTTTTGTGTGATAGGTTTTTGCCTCAGGTCACGAACAAAACAATCTGATGGTGAAAACACATTTGGTATACCATCACCTTTATCTCCACGAATAATCTTTTCCTTTAACTCTAGAAGTGGATTATGTGATTTTATATATTTCTTTTGTGATGGATTGTATTGTTTGACATTATTACCATACATCTGTAATTGTAAGAAATCTCCGTCACTCGATAGAATCAAAATCTTTTGGCTTGGAGCATAGATTGGAACCAAGGTACCAATGATATCATCAGCTTCAGCACCCTCAACATCAATTACTTTATATGGAAAGTTTTCTTTGAGTTCCTGTTTTAACTTAGCAAGAATATCAAAAATAAGATGCCAATCTAAATCAGATTTTTCTCTGGTCTTTTTTCTACCAGCTTTATAAAATGGAAAAAAATCTTTACGCCAATATTTACGATTATCACAACAAAGTACAATCTCACCATACTCATTTTTAAAATTCTTCACATGAGTGCGTATGATGTTTAATACCATATGGCGTATTAAACTTTCTTCCAATTTGCCTTTCTGATTAGCAATTTGTGCCATTAGACCAGCAAGTAACACTTGATTCAAATCAACTAAGACCATAATAAACTTTCAATAGTTTCCAATAAGATTCTATTGTATCATGCTTTTTGTATTTTGTCAACTATTTTGTCAACAATTTTTTGTGATGTGGTGGTCTTTTTGGCAATTATACCAAGCCAGCCTGATGGTATGAGTCCTGAAATGTATTCTAATGGATCTGGTAATATGGCATCGAAATGATCAAAGTCAATATACTTATCTTCTAATTCATCATTACGAAATAGTATAATATGATATGCATCACCCATAGCGCTACCATCAATCTTTTCTCCAGGATTGGCATAATCCTGTCCTTGGATTTGTATTGAATTTTCTTTATCACCATCTAAGAATGTTAAGAAATCAAACTTATCATTCTTTAGTGGTCTGAGAAAGTCTAGCATTATATTCCTTTATGTGTGATCTTCTAACTCTTACCATTATCCATGTGTTATAGTAATCTTCCGATTCCATTACACCACGAACAAACTGTTCCTTTGCTTCGAGATAACCACATTCACCTTTAGATTTACATAAATGTAGGATTTCACGTACAAATTTTTCATGTCCTAATTGTAACACATCTTTCTGTAGGTTGTCACTACTTCCATAGTAAGTTTGCCAGTTTGAGAAAACCTTCGTTTTTTTCTTTCTCCCATTGACTTGTTTGGTTTTGGTAGAATAAAAGAATTTCTTACCTATGTATTTTTTACCATTCGTCAGATTAGTTATCTGATACACGAACCCGTAATTATTACCAATCAAATCTTCCGTAAAATCTTTACCATCATATTGCCAGTTTAGTCCCATTCCTTAGTATCCAAATCATTGTCATCATCCTCTATATAGTCCTCGGATAATTCTTCGATTTGTTCACCGCAAAATGGGCAATACTCTGGCAGTTCTTGTGAAACCATTTCTTCCATATATGATACACTATAAGTTGATTCACAATTCAGGCAGTCGCCTGATAATGATTTGTTTGTCATTTGATTTCCTTAATGAGCCCACACATCACCCCAATTTCCTGATAAAGCTCCTTTTGCGTAATCAGTAGCACGATTCTCAAAGAAATTAGTATGTGTTGGTGCGTTAATCATTTCTTCCACCCACGGTAGAGGATTCTTTTTCACTTTAAACACACCTTTGAGTCCTAAAGAAATTAGGCGGCGGTCTGCAATATAACGAATATACTTCTTAACATCTTCTGAAGATAAACCTTCCATTTCATTTACACCAAATGCAAGGTCAATAAACTTATCTTCTAGTTGAACCATTCTTTCTGCAATCGTGTATATTTTTCCTTTGAGATCATCATTCCAAATCTCACGATTTTCTTCTATGTATGTTCTAAACAATTTAACCATAGACTCTGCGTGTTGAGTTTCATCAACAATCGACCATGTGATAATCTGACCCATACCTTTCATTTTACCTTGGCGAGCAAAATTCAATAACATAATGAATGAACTGAATAGTTGCATACCCTCGGTAAAGGCTGAGAACACGGCAATATGTGTTGCGGTATTCTCTCTAGTGGTATTCTTACTGGAGATATCCATAACATAGTCATGTTTCTCTCTCATTGCTTCATACTCTAGGAACTCATTGTAAGTGGTTTCAGGTAGACCTAATGTTTCGATAAGATGTGAGTAGGCGGCAATATGTAATGATTCTCGGGCAGCGAATCCTGTGAGCATCATGCGAATCTCTGGTTGTGGAAAGTATGGCAGATAGTTCTTAACATAACCACCAGCCACATCAATATCACCTTGTGTAAAGAAACGGAAGATTTGTGTTAGGAATGTTTTTTCTTCTTTAGTTAATTTTTTCTTCCAATCTTTTACATCCTCTGACATAGGAACTTCGGTGTGCAACCAATGAGATTGCTCATGTTTCAACCAAGCTTCATATGCCCAAGGATAATTAAAAGGTTTGAAATAGTTGCGCTCTTCCGAAAGATTTGATTCTATTTTTTTTATCATTATTGTTTTCCTTTAAAAATTAGCCTTCGCAAGCCAAACATTCGTTGCCTTGAGCAATAGCGCTCATATCTAATTCTTTAATCACTTCTCTTTCAATTTTTTTGGCAACTTTGTCTGCTTTACCAATTTTCTCAGAACGACAATAGTATAGAGTTTTCAATCCTTTTTTCCATGCAAGAAAATGACAAGCATGGAGATACTTCAAATTAACATCTGGTCTAAAGAACAAATTAAGTGACTGTGCTTGGTCAATATATTGTTGTCTATCAGAAGCCAATTCAATCACCCAACGTTGGTCAATTTCCATGGATGTTTTAAATACATCTTTATCATGGTCAGACATCCATTCTAAATGTTGAACAGAACCATCATTAGCAATAATAGATGACCAAACATCATTATACCAATCTTCTGGTTTATCCTGTGATAGTTTAATAATCAATTCATTCAACCAACGATTCTTGTTTAGATATGCTCCTGATAAGGTGTCTTGTCTGTAAGCATTAGCACGATATGGCTCAATACTAGGACTGGTGTTGCCCATAATAATAGAGCTTGATGCGTTTGGGGCAATAGCCATAACATGAGAGAACCGTAGACCGGTGCCAACACAATCAGGAGGAGAGCCACGTTCTGTACCCAATTCGAGATTTGCATTATTTAATCCTTCTCTAATATGTTTAAATATTTTATTGTTTGCAACTTTGGCCATTACTCCTTCAAAAGCAATGCCATTGCGCTGTAGATAAGCATGGAACCCAAGAGCACCGATGCCAATAGAACGCTCTCGCTCGGCACTAAACTTTGCACGAGCAATAGCATCAGGAGCATTAGCGATGAAGTAATTGAGGACGTTATCAAGCATTTCGGCAACGTCCTTAAGAAATAATGGTTCAGACTTCCATTCATCGTAGTTCTCCAAGTTTAAAGAAGATAAACAACATACAGCTGTTCGCTCTTCATTTGTAGGCAGAATAATTTCAGAGCAAAGATTTGATTGATGAATCTTTAAACCTTTGTCTTTGAGAAACTGTGGC